ATCCCTGAATTTCCGGTAGAGGTTGAGTAGTAACAGGAGCCGCCTGTGCTCCGGCTGCTGGGGCAGCGGGAGCGGCAGCATAATATTTCGAGGTTGGGTCTAAAATGCCGCCTGCCGTAGAGAATTGAGATTTGAGATTTGTAAGATTTGATACCTCAGATTTTATTGAATCAACGAAACCAGCTTTGCCTGTAAGTTTGTTGTACCCACCTTTGACGACTGCTCCGGTCACGCCGCCAATGGCGGCAGCTTTAAGCGCGTCTTTTAAATTACCGCCATTTATTAAAGTACCAATACCGCCCGACAAAGCGCCGGTCATGATCGCCCCCATGCCGGGGAATGCAACATTCAAGACAACAGGCAGTATGACGGAAGAAGCTTTTTTCAGTACTTTACCGACTTTTTTGAGCGCTTTTTTAACGCCTTTTACAACTTTTTTGAAAACTTTCTTGGCTTTTTTAAATATTTTTTTAAGGAAAAACTCAGGCAATTGAGTGTCAGGGTTCAGTGAATTAAATTCCGAACCGACTATATATCTTTCGGGGTCTTCAACCCCTAGCTCTTCAAGATGCTCAAAAATACTTGCTTTGAGGGCGGGGTTCTTGTCAAGCAATGCTTTCGGAACCACCAGTTCACCTGTTTCAACGTGAGCCAACGTGTCGTCGCCATAACGTCCGTATTCAGCAATACGGTCTGCTATGTTGTGAACATTTGCAATTCCACCATGACCGACCGTTTCGCGTCGCTCAAGCTCCGCAAACTGCTCGTCAGTCATGTAAAAATCTGCGATTCCCCCATCAGGAAACTCGAATACAGTTTCTTTTTTTGCTGCCTGCATTAGCCCACTCCGCTACCAATAGACTCTGGTACTGTTACACTGATAACAGTACTTCTTTTCTCATTACCTGTCCACGGATTGCCGCAATCAGGACACTTTCCCTCCGGCCAAGATGCAATCTCTTCGGGAGTGTCAACTATATTTGGGCACAAAGCACAACTAACCAGATCTTTGCTCGTGGAGGGCCGCCATTTGCTGCCATCTTCTAATGTAATAATGCTTTCATCGCTCATGGTGTGCTCACTGTAACTGTGCCAATTGCACCGGTAGCGCTATTTGACCCCGTAAATTTATCATTCTGCCGTACAATTTTCAAAAAACCATTCGCTTCAAACAAATCCCCGACCTCTAAGATGTTTGCCACCCCGTCGGACGGTACGTTTTGAATGTTCAATACAGGGTTTCTTTGTTCATCAATTACGCGGTCCAAGTTCCGCGCAAGTTGGTTTGCAAAGTTTTGGTCATACACGTTGGGTGCAATAGGTAAGACAGTTCTTATCGCCTTTGTAGTCATCGTCCACCATCCGGTCTTGCGTCTAAACGCGAAACGCCCAAGCGCCAGTTTACCCCAGTATCAGCGTTGCTGACTTTAAAGTTCATGGAGCGGCCCCTAGCCCGCAAAAACACTTGGTTTGTGTAAATATCTGTACTGGTCTGCTCAACAGATCCCGTTACGGTTTCGGTTACAGCTTTGCCGTTAAAATCGCGTGATTGCATAGTAAACGTGACTGCGGGTGTGCTATCAGTAGACCCATTAAAAGTTATGTCAGGCAAAATCCTCCGCACCAACATAAACTTGTCGCCATCACCGATATCAAAATCAGCGGATTGCACAAACGCAGGAATTGCAATTGCGGGGCTTTGACTACCATCGTCTAGCAAATACTCGTGGTCGTAAATGTATGAGTCAGTACTTGCGGCTTGCGGAAAACTTCTTTGTCCTGACGCGCGGTCATTCCAAGCAGTGCGGGCAAGAGTGCCGTAATACCAAGTCTGCTCCGCGTAATTGTAAATCACATATCGGTCAATTTCTTCGGAGCTAGAAGAGCAATAAAACCACCAAACCTCTGATTGTGAGGCCAAACTTCCCGCGTGGAACTTGAACGATTGCTGCGTGTTCAAGTCACTGAACACGTAATCCCGAACTGAACAAGGTAAAGGCTGTATCCGACCATCAAAAACATAAAAGTTTTCTTGGCCCATCCAGAACACGATGTCATTCACGCTTATTGCTGTGTTAGGACCCGCAATCCGTATATTGTCGGCAAGCAAAGCAGTGCCAAAAGTATACGGTGCACCGCTGAATTGCACAGAATGCAAGCTATGGTCGGTCCACACCAAAATTTGTCGGCTAGTACGAACAGCCGTGATAATTTCTGACCCTTGAGACAAACGTAAGTCGCCCGCAGTGTTCGTGGCCGTGGGTGTCCAATCTACAGCACTTTCCTGACTAGACCACCTTATTAGTAAGGGGTCTTGATCTGCTGAACCAATTGGATTTGCACCAAAACACAAAACATGCCGATCAACCTCTGAAACAAGTATTTTCCGCGCTACAACTGGGACATCCGACGCGCCCGCCTTGTCAGTAAGATTAATTGCTCGTGTGCCAACGCCGTTTGTCGCATCCCAATAAAACAACTGCCCGTCGGCTACGTTAAAAATTAAATCTTCACCAAAATCATCTGCAAACCACAAACGCAAGGTCTGCCCTGCCAAGGAGCCTGCACTTGAGGACCACGTAAATCGACCCCATGTACCAGCGCCCCAACCGGGACCCAAGACAGTAGAGTTCAAACCCACATTAAGTTGAAAAGCTGCTGTGCCTGAAGACCCGCCACCGGCTACGCCTCCACTCGTGGCAGACCCACCAGTATTAACGGTAAAAGTCGTCGTGCTTGGAACAGAAACGACTTCATGTTCTTTATTGAGATTAGCGGTTGTAAGACCATCTACTGCCGTCAAAGAAGCAAAAGTAACGAAATCTCCAATTATTGCACCATGAGCACCTGAAGTGGTGACAGTGATCACTCCGCTACCCGCCCCGCCGGAGGTGTTTATTGGGTTACTTGGCAAGGTGACGGTGGATCTGATTGGAGTTATATCGTTAAGAGTACCAGACTCCTCCAAATATACTTTTTTTTGGCTGCCCATAAATAGAAGATTCAAAGAAGCAAGCGTAACAAAATTATGTAATTTACGCACTGATCCTTCAAAAGCTGTTGAATTTACTTTACGCCAACCACCAATTCTTTCTACATATCCGTAATTAAAGCGAATGTAATTACCATCAAACCAAGCGCCCTCGTTAGAGTAGTTTGTGCCTTCTCTATTAATACCGGGTTTGAATTGTAATTTACTAAGGGGCATTATTCAGCTAGCCCTCAAGTGCGGTCAAGCGTGTTTCAATATCAGCCAAGCGTTGCTCAGTAGCCGCACCGATGAACGCCAGCAGTTCAGGATATCGGATGCCAAGACGAGTGCGCTCCGTTGCACCCTCTGGTGCTTCTTCGGCTGTCTCAAAAACATCTGTGCGAGTGTATGCGTCTTGAGCCTCAACGTCGTTTTCTTCGTCAGCTTCAACGGCTGGCACTTCGGTCTGTGTTTCCCACCAAGTGTCCGAACACCAGAAAGCGTACTTATTTGCATCAAGCCCTGCATCAGTCATTGCCGACTGCACTTCTTGTGCAATATGACCCGTGTGGGTTCGTGCGTTATCGCCCTTGCTTTCTACTGCACTATTCCACTTGAAAGTTTTAAACAGTTTGCTTAGTGCTTTGGCGGCTGTAATCTCTGCTTCTGTCAGACTGGCAATCTGTTGTTTTTCGTTTGCGTCCGATGTGCTGATAATGCTTGTGTTGGTGGCGTAGATGTCATCAAAGCGAGCAGAGCTATTGCCTAAGTCAACAGCGTTATCACGAAAAGCTGATGTAGTTGATGGAGCAACATAAGAATTGGCAAAATATAAATAGGTATCATTTACTGATGGGCTACCTACAAAAAACCCTCCACCCCAAGTACCAACATCCCCGACAGTTGTGCCTTCTTTTCTAAAAGAAATATGTTTTCCATCACTTCCCGAAGATTGGTTAATAAACATGCCTGCGTTTACAGCAAATTCAGGTTGTCCCGCATTTAATAGACTGCCATAAGTCCCGCCAGTGAAGTTTCTAGGGTCGCTACTTGTTGTACCCACCAGCAAATTGCCCGAACTGTCGATACGCATACGCTCAGAGCCGTTATTACTAAAGGTATATCCCCTTAGAGCACTATTATTGTCAAAAGCTAATCCAACATCGTTTAGTGTGATAGTTTGTGCGTAAGTGCTGCTTGTATTCACCGATGTTGTGATGCTGTTGTTAGCAGTTGTGCTAAAGACCTTAGAAGCTCCACTAACCGTTATACTGCTATCAGGCGAACTCGTGCCGATGCCGACATTTCCGCTGCTGTCGATACGCAAACGCTCTGACCCGCCTGTTTCTATTGTTACAGTGTCAGCATCAGCAAAACGGATAGCCGTATTAGTGTCGCCTGTATGAACAATCTTGTCTGCAAGAGACAGATCGCCCGTCATAGTAGTGGCTGCGGTAGTAGTTGTGCCTGAAACCGTTAGATCTCCTGCAACTGTCACGTCTTGTGCAAACTCGCCCGAAAACAAACCAAAAGTGTCGAAAGCTAAAATCTCAAGAATATCGCCCGCTGAAGCTCCGCTATCAAGGACGATGCTCGTGCCGCTGGTGGCGGTATAGTCTGTCTTGTCCAGCTTGACGCCGTTCAAATATACGTCTGTATATTCAGAATCTGTGTATGTCAGGGTGCGACCAAGACTATCTGCACCGGTAAAACTAGTTTGCCCTGCCGTGGCTGTGTAGATAAATCTGCCGCGTAAACCAGTTCCGGGGTCTTTTCCAATATAAGGCATCAGTCTGCATCCTCAATCGTAAGTGTGCCAGCTTCTACTTGCCGTAGGATTTCTGCGTAGTGGCGGTTGCCAGCACTCAACGGAACTCCCCACTTAACTCCATCAATGGTAGCGATGATTGAAATATTGCCTGTGTCGTCAGCAACATATTTTGCAGAAGTAATATTCATTTCATTCATGATTATAACTCCGCATCTATTTCAACTAAACCACCGTATGCGTTTACAGAAATTGCCCCAGCGACAACCCCAGATGCTGTGCCTGTAGCCACAGCATAACTAAGTGGACTAGTTAAGGCTGAAATACTTGTGATTGATGTGCTAGACCCGTCACTTTCCTGACACTGTACTGTTCCAGAAGTACTAATAGAGGGACTAGTTCTTAATGCAACTGGTGTTGGAATGCTGAATCTTACGGTATCTGTGGTCTGTCTTGTACCGGGGCCAATAGCCTGATTGACGCTGGTATCAATCCTTTGATAATACCTTTGACACAACGCCAACTCTTCACCAAAGCTACGATGCTCAAATTCAGTGGCTACTGAACCAACTTCAAGTTGAACGCCTGTGATGTAGAAATTATTAGCCGCATCGTCAACACAATTAACCTGACCAACTGCACGATTGGCAGTAGTGTTGTGCCAAGTGTTTGAGTTCAATGTGCCACTTGTAAAGTTACTGCCAGCCATAAGAAACCAACTAAATCTAAAACTAAATTCATTGTCATTATCAAATGCTGTGGTTGTGTAGCCACTAAAGGTCAAGGTTACTTTCTGCCAAGTGTTTGCAGATGCAATGGTGTATGCTTGATTGTTAAAATATGCCGTATCGTGATGGCGCAGTTCAAGAATATGTGTTCCAGTTTTAGGCGACTTTACCCAAAAACTAATGGTCAAATCTTTTGCACCGCTAGTGCCATAGAGCAAATGTTGTAAATCTTGCCCCTCTAACCTTTGCTCAACACGAAATTGGTCAGATGCCGCCAAACTAGCATCGGCTGTTGTAACATCAATCTTTAAAGAATTAGCAAATCCTTGCCCCGATGGAACGTCTGTTGATTGAGAAGTTGTTACAACAGTATCGCCTGTTTCAACTATCTTAAATCTATCACAAGCTGTGTAATCACCAGTTGTTTGGCCTGTTTGTTCGCCACGCTGTGCCACGTTCATTGCACCGTTAGTCACCAAATTCTTCCGACCTTCAGGTGCGCTTGCGGATTGTGCTAGTTGTCTTGCTTTGCTTACCATTAAATTTTTACTCTTGATCTTTATTTAAATTTGGCTGGGCATCCATAAAAGTCTCATAGGCAGACTTTACGCTGTCCGTCCACACGGCATTGCATACAGCCTGTACCGTCGCATCTTCGCTTGAGATATCGGTGGCTCCCCAAGTGTCACCAGACTTTGTGCGGGAGTGCAAGACATGCCTATGATAGTTACGACTAATTTCTACACCATCATCTTTTACGATTGTTGCTGTGCGAACTTGGACGTTTTTGTACGGCCCCCGTACCTCGCAATCATATTCTGTTTCTTTTGTAAGTGCCATTTTCATCTCCAATAAAAATCATGAGCTTGTGCGATAAGTGATCTGCCCTATTATATCATTATATGTCGCCCCACTAGCCGTATTCATGTCACTTACCGCGACACTACTTGCAAGCTGAGAACGAGAAGATGTGGCAGAGTTTGTCAAAAGTTGTATGGCAGTACCCGACGCCGCAAGAAAACCCGATTGCGGCGCGTTGCCAGCCCATGAAGCGGAATAACCAACAGCAAAAGTAGAAAATGCACTTGAGACAGTTTCCGCTGCAAACGGCAATCCCGATATAAAAACGGCACCACTTCCACCGGATACGCCATTTGTGTTAATTCTTATTGAACAATGCACAAGCTGACCAATTTTGACATATCGACCGATTTGATTGGTATAAGTGACGGTCGGGTTACTTGTGCCGCCAGTATATGTCGGCGTAAATGAGCCTTCCTCATAATCGCCAAGCCCATTCGCCGCCGCACTGTCTGTGCCAAATTTCACGCCATCGCTATCAATTCTTAATAGTTGCGCGGCAGACGAATTTGCAAAGAAAAAACTGTCTGCGGCTGTGCCAAGATAGGATGTAATAGTGCCGTTATTCCTAAACTGTACTTTGTAAGTATTGCTGTTGGTGCTATCAACTTCAAAAGGAACACCGCTGCCAGAAACATCTAAAGTGGTATCTGGTGCTGTGCTACCCACACCTACAAAACCTACTTGGTCAATAAACATTGCAGTGTTTGTAATACCTGAACCAAAACTATTAGATGTTCCAAAAGCCATATGGGAGCCACCACCATCAAACATTGCACCAATACGAACATTGGCGGCAGTTTGGCTATCATCATAGGGAGCTTCTACGAGGCTAACAAAGTTACCAGAAGTATAGTTTGTCTGTGTAACTCGTAAGCCTTCACCATCTACTGTGCCTGTAAACGTGCCACCAAGTGTATTTGTTGTTCGTATTTCAACAGGAGTTTCTGGCGAGGTTGTGCCAACTCCGATTTTATCATCAACCGTAAGTGATTGCGTTTCGCTAACATCGACTACATTGGTGGCTTTTTTACCTACATAAGGCATTAAGTGATCTCCATTATGCTCAGTGTCGCGTCAATCTTTGCCGCCGTATCTGCGTCAATCTTCAAAACATCTGTGGTCTGTAATACGACTTTACCGCCAGATAAAACCTCTAACGATGAGCCTACAGGTATTGGCACATTCTCAAGCAATTTCACTGTTTCATTTGTCTCTGTGTCACTGGTATCCGATACCAACTGCACATCTACAGTGTGTTGCGCCGTTCCCACATTGCAAAGTATCAGACCTAAAATTACCGTCGTGGTAGAACTGGGACAGGTGTAAAGCGTAAGCGGCGTGCCTGCTGAAGCTGGCATTGCCGCGTTTGTTTTTAGTTTGAAGGTATTTGCCATGTTTTATCCTAACGCGATTGCCAAAGCGGTTGCTGTGCCCGCTTGATCGACATCTAAATTTGTCCTTGCCGCGGCAGCAGTAGAAGCTCCCGTGCCACCGTCCGCCACTGCTAAATCAGTAATACCTATTACGGAGCCCCCTGTAATTTTCGCATTTGACATCGAAAGATTGTCACTAATGCTAACAACAGCGGCACCAGAGCCCGCGCCATCACAATACAAAATTTGGGTTTGGCCGTTGGTAATTGTTACATTAGCGCCTGACCCTTGCGTAACCGCGATGTCTCTGCTTCCCGATAAAGCGTTTTGAAAAAGAAAAAAGCACGCTGCGGTGTTTGGAGCTACTGTAAGAGTTACCGCGCCTCCAATATCACCACTATCGGCAAATTTAATTGCCCGAAACATACCATCTTCCGCGTTGCTTGAGCCGCTGGTTGGAGATGCAGGCCGTACTGTTAGCGTGGAACTTGTATTAGAAAGGGTTACCGATTTGTAGCCCGCAAGTCGATCAAAAATATCAAAATTATGGTTGGTGGTTGTGCCCCAAGTCCCGCTTTGCTCACCTGTTCCCGGTTTTTCAATGGCAAAATTTGTTGTAAATGTGCTTGCCATGTTTTTCTCCTACGCTGCTATATCGCCCCATGACGGACTTTGAGAGGGAGAAACCGCAGACCAGCTAGGCGATTGCGAAGGACTTACTCCCGACCAATTTGGCGTTTGACTTGGTGTGATTTGACTCCAAACCTCTACTGACCCCAAAGCAGCCGTGGCGCTAACGCCTGTGACACTTACGACACTATCTGCTGCTGCCACAACAGTACCAGCATTTCCGGTAGCTTGCAAACCAGTCTCTGGTACTACCGCAGCAGCATTAATTGTTACCGATCCTTGCCCGGATGTGGAAGAAACACCCGTAACAGCTACGCTTGCGCCTGCGGAAACAGTTTCATCTCCTAGCGCTGTAGTGCCTACATTACCACTGACTGATGTGACTGCGCCCGCAGCAACCACCTCGTTACCAAGTGCGGTAGTACCTGCGTTGCCCGTCACCACAACCGTTGCGGTTGCAACAATAGTCTCATCGCCAAGTGCGGTGGTGCCCACATTACCTGACGGAGCAACAAGGGCTTTTGCTATTGCTATTTCATCGCCAAGAGTACCGGTTCCAGCAACCCCTGATAAAGAAACAATAACCGCGCCTTGAGCGCTTACGTTGCCAAGCGTCCCTGTTCCAGCGTTGCCCGTTGCCTCAACAGGTAACGCGGTTCCCCAAGCGCCTTGGTTCCAAGAACCTCTCGCCCAGCCATTAATAATAGCCATGACGAGGTGTCCCTTACGCTATGCGAATAATTGCATTTGAAGCGTCAGCGGTGGGAAATTGTATAGTGAAATCCCCATTTGTGGAGGTTTTGTCTCCACCAAACGCCAACACACAGACGGCATCGGTAGTACTACTGCCACCTGCCGTTGTAGTATTGTAAATGATTGCACCATTTGCCGTAATTGTTGCGCTAGAAAACGTCAGATCTGAAAAATCAGTAAGAGCCGTCGTGCCGCTGGTAGATGGTGTAACATTTGTCAAAGCGCTACCGCCCGCAGTATACCCTGTTCCGGAAACCTCGTTGGAGGTGCTATAATCTGTTGTTGCTGCATCCAGAGAGGCAGAACTGGTAAAAAGAGCTAATTTGAAAGTGTGTTGCCCATTCGTAAAATTGTGCTTACCTTCGAGCAACTCTTTTTTAAAAGATGTGCACATTGCTTGTGTAATAGCCATTAGAGCCTCCTAATCATCTCTGCCAATTCTGGATGACCTGAATTGATAAGAGCATTATACACAGAAGTACGGTCGCTGCGAATAGCTTCCCGCATGTAAAAAGCAATAATTTTTTCTATATGCATTTTGAACGCTACGGCTTGGGCTCGAATAGCTGGCGGACTGTTCTCTGAAATAGACATAATTTTTTCAGTACAACGATGAGCGACCTCGTCAGGGGTAAACCCGCGATTTTCGGTTGTAACTACATTTACAATCGGAGATTCATCAATTTTCAAGTCTAAGGTAAACATCAAAGTTTCTCACGTCGCACTAAGCCTGTGCGATAGGCATCCGTATCTTCTATGGCCTCACCATAATTTTTTAACCGCCCAATAGATTCAGCAAATTGAATGTTGTAATTTTGCAGTACATCAGCCTCGCCCTTCATGAAAGTGTAGGCTTCCAACAAAGAACCATACAACATTGCTAAAGGGGCGTTTGTCGCTAGCCAAGTGGTGCCACTATCTGATCCCGCGGTCAAACTCGTTGGGCGATAGTAGTAATGCAGTTCTGCGGTAAACCCGCTGTTTGGTGTGGGCGCTAACATAAAGTTTTCAACGTCAAAAAACGCATAGTACCTTGGAGTTCCAGTGCTACTTGGATTTGGATACGCTGTTTGCAAGAAATTTACATCTTTGTAATCAAGAAAAATGTTTTCACTACTTGAAATGATAGAAAGACTGTAGGGCGCAAGAAAATCAGACGGGCAATTCAAAAACTTGTTGCTAGAAGTTACCGTACCCGTTTGATTTCTACGAAAAAGATTAAGCTGCACGCTCTTAAAAATGCGCTCTTCCGCACCTTTGATAAAAGTGGGCAACTGGCTTACAAAGGTAGTTTCCTGATTCTCAGTGTAATCTTTAATAGCCGTTTTTAAGGTCGCATATGTAAAACTCATGGTGTGTTCGCCTGCCCGCCCATGCCGCTGTGATTGGTGCAATAATAATATAACGTGGGAGCGCCTGAAGCCACCGTAATTTGTGTGTAAGCGCCAGAGGAGCCCGGAGTCCCATTAGTGGTAACACCCGTTGTGTACTCAGACCCGCCTCCATGCGTCCCATCAGATGTTGTAGAGAACCGTAGGGGATGCCCGCTGTTTGAGCTATCGCTCTGATCAAAGCGATATGTAGACCCTTCAGACAAGTTAAGAGTGGCTTGACGACTACCGTCAACATAATATTTGTTAGCCCCTAAATAAGATTGGACTGTAATCGTGTAAGTTGCTGTTACAGATCCTGTCGCTGTAACAGTTCCAACGGAAGCCGTGCCAGATGCGCCTGTAACTTCGACGGTAACGGCTCCTTCTGTGACTATCGAGATGCTGCCTAAAGAAACAGTAGCTGAAACGCCCGTTGTATCAGCAGTCGTAGGTGAAGCTGGCGCAGCGTCACCACCAATAGTAACCGTTCCAACAACGGCCAAACCTCGAGTGGCAATGCCTCTGTCTGGAAAACCGCCCGCACCAACAGGAACCTCCGTCGGCTCTTTGCGATCTGGCCTCGCGTCTTGCAACGCTTCGGGATCAAAAATTTTGGGAAACGGTTTTAGTTGAGGGTGTTTTGCCTCAAACTCATCTTTACCCACAAGAGAGCCGTTCCACTCTCGTCGCATGTCTTGGTAGCGATAACGCATACCGGATCTGTCAGATATAGCAAAAGCGTTTTTACCGTTCGCAAATTTAGGCATATCATATCCTAAAGTATTGAATCTGAGGCACTACGTTGAAAGATGCTCTATCCCTGTCTTCCGCCATCGCACGCTCAAACTCTTCCTCATACACAGCTTTTAACACTTGTAAGCGATTAGGCGCACGTTTCATTGCAATGTAATACGCAAGACCCGCCGCTAAACAAGGATAAAACCGGAAGGGCATATCCAGCGTGTTTGTGTAGGTATCAGCGTCGTCCATACGAACAAGCGCATCATAATATAAAACATCTGTGCTGTTGTCCGGAGTCGGCCATAGCTTCAGATTCGGAGTTATTTGACGATCCAAAAAGAATTGGTTTGGACGGCCTGTGGTGCTTTTTGTCGGTATGTTCAGATAAGTGTCTCTGCTTACGCGCGACATAGTGAAATCAGTGCTACTGCGGCGAACCACAACAGATAAGACATCAATCACATCTGTGCCCAAAGTATAAGCGCTTGTACCAGAGGTAAGTGCTTGCGTTTTTTGTTTAATAGTCCATTGGTTAAGGCCACGATTGGCCCACTCCGCCAGCATAAGATTTAAAGACCTTTTGGCCGATTTCAGGTCGTAACCGGTTCGTACTTCTAGGCCACAGCGCTCAAATGCTTCTTCAACATAATCGGCAACGTCTAATTCAAAATCTCTGCTGTCGGAGGTAGCCATTACTTGTCCCCATCGTCCGCGTATAGATTATCAAAAATCTGATTTACATCCAGAGTGTAGTCTAAATCAGATTTAGAGTAATGTATATGTTGAGAAGGACGAAAGTCCGGTGCTCCCTCTCCGGTTTCGTACCAAGCCGGGTGTGTAACCCTTACACGGTTATTAGGAAGCGCAACTATGTTG